GTATATTCTGGATCCTCAAGGCAGGTATCCAGTTGCATTTGGTTGTCAAGGTAATACATGTCTGTATAACGCTTGGTCCACTCATTGAACTTTTGAATACGGTAATCGGGTTTACCGTTGATCTCTAGCAAACCGCACTGAACATAGCGGTAAGGGGCACGTTCAAGAATGACAGTGGGTTTGGTCATGAAGCATCATCGTGGTCGTTGAACATATTATACCACTCTTCTTCACCCACTTCATCTGCTAGGTGTTCCAGTTCCCCAACTGGCATAGCGACGACTGCCTTGCCATCTGCTTGACGGATCAGAAATTCTTCACCGTTCTTTTCAATGCGATCAAGATACGCATCAAAGTTCTTTTCAAAATCTTCTACTGTAACTTCAATCATTTCCCCAGTGATGCCATTGTCTCTTCATAATCTTTCTGGAAAATATCCAGACCTTTATCAGTCAACACATGCTCATACATTTTGTCAAAGACTTTAGTAGGCATGGTTACAATGTGTGCTCCATTATAAAAAGCACGTGATACTTTATATACGTCACGCAAAGATGCAGCAAGAACTTGAGTCTGAACATTTTGACGACAATAAATTTCTGTAATAGAACGGATAAGTTCTAGTCCAGAGACAGAGTTGTCATCGTATCTACCAATGAATGGAGACACATATGTCGCACCTGCTTTTGCTGCAAGGATTGCCTGAGCAGCACTGAAGATCAGAGTAACATTTGTACGAATTTGTATGTCGCTCAGTTTTTTACAAACCAAGAGACCATCAACTGTACATGGAAGTTTAACAGTACAGACTTCAGGAAACTGTTCATGGAGTTGAACAGCATCTTGGTACATTGTACCAACATCACCCACAACTTCCATACTAATATCAGTGATCCCTATGTCTGCAAATTCACGATAAACTTCCAGAGGATCCTTCCCACTCTTCCTGATTAGAGAAGGGTTGGTAGTGACACCATCAACGAGACCTGTTGCGAACCGACGAGAAACGTCTGCTACTTCTGCTGTATCAAGAAAGATTTTCATTTAATTAATGTTGGTAATGTACCAATCGGGGTGATAGGATTTGAACCTACGGCATCTCGCTCCCAAAGCGAGTGCTCTACCAAGCTGAGCTACACCCCGAAACGGAAAGGGTGGGATTTGAACCCACGGATGCTTTCACATCGTCAGTTTTCAAGACTGATGCAATCAACCACTCTGCCACCTTTCCAAGTTTCTTTTCTCAAGAATCGTTCTTGTAGATTATAAAACAATTTGTAGGTATTTGTCAAGACATAATACCCATCAATTTTATACCCATCGTCAGTCCAACCATAACCCAATACCTTCTCACATTTATCATCAATGACAAAACATTTGTCAGTGTGAAGGTAAGAATGGTATCGGGCATCCAGGTTGATCATTAGCGTTCCTCAAATTCAAGTTTACGGACCTTGCGTTTCCGCCGTTCCTCCTGGTATTTTAGGTCATCATTTGTCAGAATACCATGATATTTAATAATCTTTTCATGTTTGGTCAAGACCACCTGACTCAGATCATTAGCACCGATGGTGTCGTCAACGACTTTCATTTGATTTGGACAACCACAGAACTGAACTTTGCTGGTGCTTGTCAGTTCTTTGTTGCACATTTTGCATCTTGCGGATAACATTGTAAAGCATTTAACCTCCCCTTTTTAAGTATCCTTCTTCTTCCAACCACTGCCTTGTCAGTGGAGTGGGTTCGTAAACTTCCCACATATTGCCAGCAGCACATGCCTGAAGTGCTTCCATGGTCATGCCTTCTGTCTTTCCTGCCCAGGTTGCCTCTGCCTCCCAGGGGACCGCTGATGCAGGGTAAGTGCGTTCTGCCATCACACGCCACAACATAGGAACTTCCTCTTCAGGTTTGATGATAGCAATCATGCTATTCTTGATGCTACCTGCCATGCAATCTTGTGCAACATGCCATCCTTCATGCCTCATGACACTCATAAGAACACCAGGATCATCCATGTATTTCTTGTTGAGGAAGAAGTTATTACTTACAGTATGATACACTCCACGATGACCAGGAGGGAAATACTTTTCATCAGCAATAAATACTTGCACACCAATCTGGTTAAGTGACATGAGCATATTATTAAACTCAAGTGCTATTGGTGTGAACTCTTCCATGTTATCATAGTTGGATGAAACATCCAGCAATGAAAACACTTCGTCTACATCATCCTTGCACTCACGTACAATCATACAACCCAAGGAATCGTATGAATTATATCCTTTGATATGACCTTCCTTATGATCTGCCACAGCAGACATTGGAGTCAATGCTAAAATAGCAGCAAGAAATAACTTTTTCATGTGATTAAAATATAAGTGGGCGATACTGGATTTGAACCAGTGACAGCTTGCTTGTAAGGCAAGAGCTCTACCGCTGAGCTAATCGCCCAGATGTCGCTGAAAGGACTTGAACCTTCACGTCATAAAGACAATGGAACCTAAACCCATCGCGTCTACCAATTCCGCCACAGCGACAAGGCGTTTCGGACAGGACTTGAACCTGTGACCAACTGCTTAGAAGGCAGATGCTCTATCCAACTGAGCTACCGAAACAAGGTGGGCAGGGAGGGATTTGAACCCCCGTAGGCAGAGCCAGCGGATTTACAGTCCGCCTCCATTAACCACTCGGACACCTACCCGTAGTATGCAAGATAGTATTTGGTGATACCATCAGCACGTGCATTGCCTTGTGAAACCCAGTCATGAGCACACTCAGTGATGCTTTGCATACTATACATGGGTTCTCCATTTTTGTCAAGTTGAGAACCAAACTTGGTGAGAAGAATTTTTAGAACCTGCTGTCTCAGTTCTAACCTCTCCTCAGTGTATCTCCAATCATCATTCATTAAATTGACGCATACCTGTACCAGACATCCAACCACCAGGACCAGATTGATACTGCTCAGATCCTCCGCCCAGATCAGGCATCGGATTCAATTGAGTGGTAGTATTGCCACCCCTGGTAGCGATATTATACATGACTTCATGGATGTTGTCAACCTCCACTGGACCATGTTGTTCGTCTTCGTGAGATAAGATCTGAAGATCTGCTTCTGCTTGAGCACGTGCTTCTCTTAGTGAGAGTTGCCTCTCACTATAAGTGGCAGGACCAAACCATTCGTCATCCTCCAGATAGTCTGGAGCAGGAACGCCAGTGAATGGTTTGATTAATTTGTTTAGTGCTCTAATAATCATGCCCAAATAAGTTTTTTAGTGTATTGATATGCATATTGTTGACGGTATCCTTTGATACCCCATCCCAACCAGTAGTAAGCAGCAACCATATATTGGTCAACTGTTTGACCATTACCTTCAAACTCAGGTAGATACTTCTGGAAGGTATATTCGTTAATCATGTACGCTGTCTGTCCCTCTAGAGTAGAAGGATCATAACCATACTTCTTAGCGAATCTACCTAACCCCAGATAACGGTTCGTAGAGGTCCACTGAATGAGCCCGTAACCACCGCGAAGGCAACGATTGTAAGGAACTCTAGCACCTCCCTCACAAATATTGGGAGTGAAGTTGCTTTCAGACTTAATGTTTCCCATGATTGTAGCAAGGGCATTACGATCTGAGATCTTGGTTTTTTCTTGGAGTTTTTGTAGGACATACTTTTCATTTGTATTGCAAGTAGGGCACTTCCACTCCTTTTCTACTACCTCAATGGGGACTGCCTTCTCTACATTGACCGCTACATCAACAGCAGGAGGGTTCTTGATCTCGCTGATGCTAGGGTAAGCACAAGCAGCGGGAATAGAAGTCGCCAAAGCGATAGGAAGTAAACGTTTGATCATTAAACTAATTGAATTCGGCATCCGTCTCAAGGGTTAGATCCTTCACACGGCTCAAAGTAATCCTTTCGGTAGTAGCGACCTAGGATGTTGCTATTATAGAAGGCAGGGGTGCCATCCGTCAAGCGTTCTGTCAGGACATCATGTAGGAAGAGTTGGCGAGTCTCTTCGTAGTTGACCCTCCCAGGGGTCTTGTGGAGTGAGAGGATCTCTCTAGTAAAAGCGTCCCGTCCATGCTTTGCAACATCCGCCTTAAGTTCATCAGAACTTCCGAAGTAGTTCTTCCAGTTGCTTTCAGACGTAACTTTTCTCCGTTTGGTAGTTCCACCAGTATTTCTAGGCTTTCGTTTTTGCCAGAAATATTTTCTTCCGATGTAAGAACGTCCCGTGGTGCTACAGGTAATCTTGTAAACAAAACCATAGTTGTCCCCAATAAGGCTCCCGTCAAAAGGGGTGCCCATATAGTACCAGGGACTCTGATATTCTTTACTCTTTGCCACATACTCATGATATAACCTCTATTATTTATTAGTCCCACGGGTCAGGTATTTGTATTTTAGTGCTTGGAGGTGCCACGCTTGTGCCAGACTCTTCGGTCCCTCTCTCAACAACTGGATTTCTAATTCTGAGAGTGGGAAGGTCGGACACGCTAGAAGGTCCCTCTTCCACTGTTGGTTTGATGCTGTGCTCATTGTCCCATAGTTCATGTATTTTGTCAATCTCAGCATCAACACCAGTCATAGTTTGTATGACTTTGCCTTCCCAGTACCACACCTCAATGTAGGAGAAAAGATGCATGAGTATTTTATTAAAGGGTGGTTTTTGTTTTTTAATCCACCCCTTAATCTGTTGGATCTTGGTTCTTTCTCCTCCCCAGTGGTGCTCAAACTTATAGTTGAAATCCTGCGAAGGTGTCTTTTTTGACATCTTGTTTGATGCTCCCAATTAGATATGATTCAACCTCTGTCTCCTGTGGTGCCACCTGCATACCCTTAGAGGATAACCAGTGCTCTGTCCAGGGCAGAGGGTTATTA